TAATTAGTGCTGCTGAATACGACATCAAACAGGCAGCCGTTCCGGTTGTTATCTCTGGTTTGGAAATGCTCCAGAACAGTGGTCGTGAAAGAATGATCGACTTGATGGAAGCTCGACTAGAAGTAGCTGAATCTACAATGGCTAACCTTATCACTGGCGGTCTGTACTCAGACGGTTCAGCGGCAGGCGGTAAGCAGATTGATGGTTTAGAAGCTGCACTTCCTATTGACCCAACTGCTGCACCTTATGGCGGTATTGACGGCAACACTTTCACTTTCTGGCAGAACGCAGTAAGTGACCAAACAGCCGCAAACGGCCTAGACCCCACTAAGATTCAGGGTTTCTGGAACACGCTTTGGGCATCTTTGGTACGTGGACAAGATCGCACAAACCTTATTATGGTTGATAACCTTGTTTGGAACGCATACGTTGCTTCTTTACAGGCGCAGCAGCGGTTCAGCAACACAGATTCAGCAGATGCGGGCTTTGCTACATTGAAGTTCATGGACGCTGATGTTTGTCTTGACGGTGGTATCTACAACGGTAACAACGGTTCTGGCGCACCAGCCGGTACAGCGTTCTTCTTGAACACTAAGTACCTTCATTATCGTCCACATGCAGACCGCAACATGGTCAGCCTGTCTCCAAACAGACGTTACTCAACTAATCAGGATGCTGAAGTTCAGATTCTAGGTTGGGCCGGTAACATGACCACTTCAGGTCGTCAGTTCCAAGGCAGATATGACGCTTCTGGCGTTTAAACCTGTCGTAGGGTTGTAGGGGGCTTCGGCCCCTGATTTTAACTATGGAGCAAAAAACATGTCTCAAAATAATCCCACGTATTACGTAAATGCTGCGACTCAAACAGTTCGGGAAATACAAGTTCCTGATGCTGATTTTGATGGCGGTATGAACGCTGGTGGATCAAATGCTTGTGGTATTGGTATTGGCCCTGCAGTAAACGTTGTCGGTACGCCGAACCAGTTTACACTGCTTGATCAAACACCCGCAGCACGAACACCTCAGTTGAGCCAGCCTATCGGCGGTGAAGCATTGGGTGATGGCTCTTCTACAGCGCCTGACTCAGACGATCCTATTAGGTTCGGTACAAACGCAGCAAACGGCAACGGCATACCTACTGCTACAGGTGTAGCTACTTTAACCTCCCTTGCCGCTGGTTGGACGGCTGTTTAAACGATAAAAATAAATGCCTGCGTTTTCGAGCGTAGGTAGCTATTTTCTTGTACTATATAATTTCCTACGACAAATAAGGTTTCATAATGCAACAAGCTGAATTTAATCATAACGATTTCGCGGACACCGCAGAGGCTGATAAGTCTCTTATGGTCAAGTTTTTTTATAAAGAGCGCCCAGACAGTGCTAAATCTGAAGAACTAGGACGACCCATTTTTAAAGAAGTGGCGTACATCGAGCTTAGAGTAGCCGGTCAGCGTGACGTACAAGCCTGTCGCCCTGCTACCGTAGCGGATAAACAGCGGTTTCCACGACATTTTGACGCTTTTGAGCGCCGTGTCGAAGCGCCTACTGAAGGCATGCCGTTAAGTGAATGGCCTCAGATTACACGGACTCAAGCTGAAGAATTGGCTTTTTTAAACGTAAAAACTGTCGAGCAAATGGCGACAGTAAAAGACTCTAACATCAGCAACATGATGGGCGGGTACGGCTTACGAGAAAAAGCACAGAAATGGTTAGAAGTTAACGACAAACAGAGCGTCGACCGCGAAAAAGAAGAGTTGCGTGGGCAAGTAGCCGAATTGCAAGCGCAAATGCGAAAGCTACTTGAACAGAAAGCAGCGCCTAGCCCACAACTAGACATGTTTCCTGAAACGCAAGAAGCGCCAATAGCACTTCAAAGCGAATTAGACGAAGAAACAGACCCTAATGCTGCTATACCCGTCCCAGCAGCACCAGCGGGTAGAGCCAAACGGAAGTCACGCGCTAAAAAATAAAGGTGAAACATGGGTTTAAACACGACAATAACAGCAGCGGAGATTCTTAACAGAGTTGCAGCAGAAGTCGGTATCGCACCAGTTCAAGCCCCGTATGCTAGTCAAGACCCATTTTTTATCCAGCTTCAATACCTGCTAAATACCGCAGGCGAAGAGCTTATGCAGGCGTATCCGTGGGAGTTGTTAGTCGCTTCTTACACGTTTACTACGTCTGATACAGACAGCGGGTCTTACGACCTGCCGTCTAACTTCGGTTACATCTTGAACCAAACCAGTTGGGATCAAACGAATAATGTCCCTATGGGTGGCCCTTTGTCGGCTCAAGATTGGACATATCTAAAAGGCCGAAACCTAGCATCAGACACCCTTTATGCCAGCTTCCGTATCGCGCAGGGTAAGTTCAACGTATTCCCAGATCCACCCCCTAATGGGTTAAGCCTGAATTTTGAGTACATCTCAACCGATTGGGTCTATGACCCGTCAACCAACCCTGTCAGCTACAAAAAAGGCGTTGATCAGGCAAGTGACACCCCGCTTTTCGACAAAACACTGATTACGCGGGCGTTAAAAGTTAAGTATCTTGAGGCTGGCGGCTTCGATACAACCAAAGCGCAAGCGGATTTCAACCAGATATTTGCCTTCTTAACCGGTACAGAGAAAGGCGCACCCATATTGAACGCGGGTCGTAGCGGGTATGGCATACCTTATCTGTCTAGTTGGAACGCCCCTGATACCGGATACGGCAGATGATTGGTTCTCCTGTAGGCAATGCCCAGCGCCCACAACAGCGGTCGCATGAAGTCGCTCGATACCCTGCGCCTCAAGGCGGTATGGACATCCGGCAAGCCATCGGCTCTGAAGATTTAAACACCTGCGTTTACACGTACAACATGCTGCCTTTTGAGTATGGACTGCGGATACGTGAAGGCTACCAAGAATGGCAAATCGGCTTAGACGCTGGTGCAGGGCTTGGTGTACACACGCTAATACCTTACGACAGCGCACAAGATAACGGTGTCGGTGACAAATTATTTGCCGTCACTAACGAAGGCATTTGGGACGTTGAAGTTTATGGCGCGGCCCCTATTCTTTTGCTTACGTTTGCGGATCAAACATCTGGAGCAGGGTACGGCACTTACGCGCACTATGTCGATGACTCAGGGCGTGACGTACTGTTTTACGCAGACTCGTTAAACGGACTGTTTGAGTACGACCCCGCCACAGATACATGGGCGGTGTCTTCAGGCATTACTGGCCCTGTGATAGCCGACATTAAGTTTATCGTATCCCATAAACAGCGGTTATGGATGGTTGAAGAGAACTCCACAAAAGCGTGGTATCTCGGTATTGGTAGCAGTTCAGGCCACGCGACAGAGTTCTTTTTTGGGTCTAAATTTAAACACGGCGGAACGCTAGAAGGGCTATTTAGCTGGACAGTAGACGGCGGTGCGGGCGTAGATGACCTATTAGTCGCCGTAAGTCATTCAGGCGATGTGCTGGTGTATCAAGGTTCTGACCCTGCGGTAGCCGATTGGGGGCAGCGCGGTACGTATTTTATCGGTGAGATACCTAACAGCCCTCGTTTCGGCACTGAATCAGGTGGCGAACTATTTCTGCTGTCCGTTTACGGTCTTGTTAGTATGGCTGACCTTCTTCTAGGCGTAGATACAAGTATCTTACGCTCTGACGTTGATGGCTCGACGATGGCGTATAAAATAGCGGGGCTAATACGTCAAGAAATGCGAGCAAAAGTAGGTCTTGCAGGCTGGGATGTGACCGTTATACCTAGCGAGGGTGGCATTTTAGTCTCTTCGCCAACAGTAGGTTCAGCAGCGCCCATACAGTATTACTACAATATAGGTGTACAGGCGTGGGGTCTATGGCGCGGTGTACCCATGACTTGTTTTGATGAGTATCAAGGGTCTGTTGTATTTGGCACAGCCGATGGGCGTGTCTGTCGCATGGACGTACCCGTGGACGACAAACGGATAACGCCTGTAGAACCAGAGTTTAATGGCGAATCAATAAACTTCTCTATTCTTACGTCTTTTACGTCTTTTGGACAGCCCGCAGTGTTTAAACGCGCCAAGCTGATCCGACCCGATTTTATCGCGCAAAAAGCCCCTCTTCACAGTTCGGTCGTGCGCTTTGATTTTGACACTTCAGAAGGTTTGGACTTCCAGTTTAGTACGCCCGACAGATTTGGCGTAGGTATCTGGGACGCTGACAAATGGGATTTCGCGGTTTGGGGCAGCGACTCAGGCACCACTTTCCCTTCTATCGGTGGGTCATGGGGTACTGGACGCTATATGGCAATAGCCACGAAAGGCAGCGCACGAACAACAACACGGCTAATAGGTTGGGATTTGATCTATGATGTCGGAGGCCCGATGGCCTAATGCGTATCGTGTACACGCCATTTAACTTCCGCAGAGACTGGAAATGGGTCAACGACCAGATTCCTATTCTCCATTGCGAAGATACGGCGGGTATTATGGCTATAGACACCAATCAACGCATGCCTGTTGGTGCGTGTCTTATGGATAATTGGACTAATAACAGCGTACAATGCCACTTTATGCTAACAACACCGATGTTATTGAAACACGGCTTTTTAGAAGAATGTTTTGGCTTTATTTTCAAGAACCAGAACGTGAATTTTGTCTACGGACTCGTACCGGCGAATAACGATAAAGCCGTTAAGTTGAATACCCACATGGGGTTTACAGTCAAGACGCGATTAGAAGAAGCGTATGATGTAGGGACGGACTATTTGCTAATGCAATTAAAGCGTGAAGACTGTAAATACATAACTGAATTGAGAGAGGCGGCATAACCGTGAACTTTACCCCCGAACAGCTTTCTAGGATGCCTTCCGCGTACCGCCGACAGTATATGAACAGTAAGGCTAACGCGCCTGCTCAATCGCCACCACAATATGCAAAGGGGGGTACATCTAATTTTAATGAAAGCGCAGGCGGTGGTGTACGTTTTAACGGCGATGGAAGTGTTTATAAACCTTCAGCACCAGCGCAAGAAGCGCCACGTACTGAGTCAGGCAGAAAGATATCAAGCGTAAAGATACCTGACGCATACTATAAGCAAATGATGGCTCAAAAGTCTAAAGAAGATCAGATGTACAAGCCTTACGTGCCTAACTCGGTAACAGGCAAAGGGTACGTAAGTATAACCAATTCAAAAGGCGAAACGCCTCAAAGTAACATGTCGGAAGACAAGTCATACAATTACAACCAAGCCGCTGTAGACGCGGGGTTGATGAAAGCACCGCCAACAAGAGCCGAAGCAATAAGACAACAAGAAGCAACCACAGCAGCAGCGACAGCAGCAGCGACAGCAGCAGCAGTACCACAAGCAGCACCAAGAGTGCCAGTAAAACAATTTGCAGTTGACGCACAACAGGCACCCGTACAAGCCATAACGAACCGTGGTGGTAACGCCAGAGCTGGCGCTTTAAGGTCAGCAGCAGCAGATAGCAGTCGTAGCCGTATCGCGGCACAAAATAAAGGAGCCTAGACTACGTGTTTCCAAGCCCTCTTTTTAACTATTTGCCAGATGCTTCCCACGCTGTAGGGCGTGTAAATCTTGGCGATAGCACGGTAAGACAATTTATCTTCTTCCTTAAGTCTGCGAATTTCTCGGATGTCATTGTCACACATAACAGCATTAGGTTTAGCGACACCTTTAACGCCCTTTCCTTGGTTATTAGCTCGACCTTTTTTGTCTTTATCCGCCATGTTTTCCGCGTGTGTGCCAAGGAAAAGGTGTTCAGGGTTGACGCAAGCCGGTGTGTCACAGCGATGAAGAACATTCAACCCATCCGGTATATCCCCAACGTACAACGTATAGCTAACACGGTGGGCAAGTATCTTGGGTTTAGTTCCTCCTTCACGTATCATGCCGTAGCCTTTGTTGTTTTTATTCGCTTGCCACAGATGGCAAGTGTCCGTAATTTTAACCTTGATTTCAAATCTGTCTTTAAGAGTAGATATCATAAATTTCTTTGGTGTTTTAGGGTGTTTACCCATTATACACTTAAGCAAGTAGGAGGGTAGCCCAATCGGTAAAAAGTCACCAAAGACACCAGATGTCATCGGCGCAGCGCAAGAAGAAGGCGAACAGTCACGCGAAACGGCGAGAGATAAAACGTATGCCGACCGTCCTGACCAGTACAACACGATGGGCAGCAATACGTGGGGGCAATCAATGGTTCGCGACCCTGCTACTGGCGAGATGGTCACTAAATGGACGCAGAATCAGACGTTATCGCCTGACATGCAGAACCTTTACAACACGCAGATGCAAACTAATCAGCAGTTAGGTTCTACCGCAGCAGCAATGGGCGACCGTATAACGGCTGAGATGGGTATGCCACTTAACTGGGAGCAGTTCGGTGACGTAGAAGCAGGCCCGCAAGCGTCAGGTGTTATCGGCGCAGGTATCGGCCCAACAACTGGCCCTGAAGGATTTCAGTGGGATGGGCAAAGCCAACGCCAAGCCGCAGAAGATGCGTCTTACGGTCGTGCTACAAGCCGTCTTGACCCGCAGATGGAGCAAAGACGACAAGAGCTTGAAGTCAGATTGCGTAATCGTGGTTTGAGAGCAGGCGACCAAGCGTATGAATCTGAAATGGCGGCTTATGGTCGCGACAGTACAGATGCTTACGAACAGGCTAGAATGGGTTCTACCCTTGAAGGCAGAGCAGAAGACGCACAATCATACGGTCAGGCAAGTAATACGTTTGGACAGAACCTCACTGCGGAGCAGCAGCGGTATAATCAAATGCTTTCAGGTGGTCAGAACGACAGAGCAGCCGATCAGCAAGCGTTTGATCAAGAAATGTCTGCCAATGAAAGAGCTAACGCACTACGTCAGCAGCAGATAAGTGAGTATGTAGGTAAGCGCGGTCAAAGCCTATCAGAACAACAGGCGCTTCAAGGCGCCCAGACCACAGGCCAAATGGTCGAAAACTTTAGCGGATAAGGAGTAGAACATGGGTTGGGGGATGGGCAATGATTTTAAAGAAGCCACGCAAGCAGCAACACCGGATTTAGCTAGAGCTTATGCGCTACAAGGGCAGTTAGATAGCGCCGAACAAGCGCGTGTAGACGCGGTTAGGGCGAACAACGCAGCAGGTATAATAGGTCTAGGCGAGAAAGGTTTTTCAGAATATAAAGATTGGAAAGGTAAGCAGCCGATTAAGGTGGGTGGGTTTGAACAAAAAGGCGTTACATTAGACACCCCTTCCATAAACAAAAACACTAACTCTATGGGGTTTGCTGCAGACTACAGCCCTTTTAGTGCAGCACGACCGGACATTAATATGAGTGCGCGTGGCGGCGGTAACTTGCCTCCTAATGTGGGGTCTTACGGCTTTCAGCCTGATGCTAGTCTTTACAAGCCTGCGCCAATTAAACCCGTACAAATGGGTGGGCCTTTACTTGGAAGTGCGCCCTACGAAGCACCGCTTACGGGAGTGCTTTCTGACGGTTATAACATGGAGTCGATGATATCAGATTATGGCTCTGGTGCTGGCGTAACCCCTTCCAGCGGCGGGTGGAGTGGAGTACCAAAAGTTGTAGGAGCCGACGATTTTACAGCCACCCCTATGGTAGACGGCCTCTTGTCTGACGCAAAAGGTATGTTTTCTAACGGAGTTGACAATGTAGGACAATTCGCGGATTTCGCTGGCAACTCCATTATGGGTACGCCTGAGACCAGTACCGCAGTGGTAGACGCACTAAGAGGGGGCGTAGGCGCTGATATCGGTGCGGATATCGGTGCGGATATCGCTGGAGATATTGGTGCTGATATAGGTGCTGATATAGGTGCTGACATAGGCTCTGACATAGGCGCGGATGTCGCTGGGGATGCTGCTGGAGATGCTTTAGACGGTTTAGGAGCAGGAGCAGGCGTATCTGCTCTTGAAGGTATCCTTTCAGGGGATGACGCTGGCACTATTGCCAAAGATGTAGCACTTGACGCAGGGCAAGCTGCGCTACTGTCTTCATTAGGTCTTACAGGCCCATTAGGTTGGGGTGTTGGTGCGTTAATATCGGCGCTTAGAGGATAGAGGCTATCATGGCAAATACATTAGAAGAACTTGGACAGCAACTGCTTCAAGGCGCACAGGCAAAAAGTAACTTAACGGGGCTTGATGAACGCGCTGTCAGAGCAAACGCTTTGCGCGGTAGAGAAATGCCTACCGTTAATCAATATGGCGCTGCATCACCTTTTCAGCAGCTAGACGCGGCTTTTGGTCGGTATCAAGGCAAGCGGGATATGAAAGCTATTGATGCTGAACGCGCAACAGCCAGAGAGCAGATGGCAGGCGCTGCGAATGCTTTACCAATGTATACCGCTCAAAAGGCTCAAGAGGCACTTAAAGTAGCTGCCGCAAATCGGCTAGAAGACCAAGGCATAGCGAGAGAAAAAGAGCTGTACGAAAGAAATAAACCTATAGTTGTAAGCAAAAACTCTCAACTTCTTACGCCTACTGGCGAAGTAGTAAGAGCTGCTGCTACTGATGAAGTAGACCCTTTAGCGTTAGTCGCAGATCAGATGGGACTAGGGCGTATACTCAGGTCTGACGACCTAGAAGCCGCGACAGGTATGTTTGACTTTAGACGCTACGCAGGCGCGGCGGGTTACGACCTATCGGACGTTGGTATAGGCGAAGATACAGGCCAAGGCGACAGGATTAAAGCCCTGCAACTGGACATGTCAGGGGCAAGAATCAATCAAGTTAAGACCAACTTAGAAGGTCTTGGTGTTAACCCTACCGACAAAGATTTACAGGTGGCGTTTGCCGACATACCTACTGCGAATGACCAACCCGCTGTATGGGCGTTGTGGTCACGGGATCAGTATCTTCCCCTACTAGAAAAGGCGGCTAAATTAGCAGTCGCGTCAGGCAAAAAGACTCCTAAAGAAGCGCAAGCAATGGTAGCAGCAGCAAGAGCGGATGTTGCATACGCAGTAAATAAGTACGTTGACGGCGGCACTCCAGCAGCAACGCAAAACAGTGGCTTTTCGATAAAGAGGCTAAACTAATATGGCGACTTATGAAGTAACTGGCCCTGATGGGGGAACGTATGAGATAACAGCCCCTGACGGCGCAAGTGAAGCTGACGTAATGTCGTATGCTCAGAGTAACTACCAAGGTGCAGCAGCTCCGGCAGCAGCTCCGGCAGCAGCTCCGGCAGCAGTTCCGGCAGCACCCACCAATCAGTATGAGGGCAAGGAAGAATCCGCACTTCAAGACTTCGGTGAAGGGCTTGGTGTATCGGCTTTGAATACATGGGAAGGCGGCAAAGATTTACTGAGTAAGACAGGTCTTGTAGACGCACCCGATGCGTCAGACCTTGCCCGTCTTCAAGACTGGAAAGATGACGCAGGCCAGAGTGGTTGGGGTACAGGCGGCGAAGTCGTCGGTGATGTAGCCCAGATCTTAGCGGGTGGTGGGCTAGGTGGTGCTGCGCTTAAAGGCGCGACCATGATACCTAAAGCTCTAAAAGGTGCTGTCGCTATGGACACCGCTGCTGCGGGGCTTCTTGGCGGAACACAGACTCAAGGCGGAGTCGATGAGCGTCTTGGGGGCGCTGCGGATGAGGCAAAACTGGCGCTATTAGGTGGCGCGTTAGGTAAGGTCGGCGGTAAAGTCATTGGCGGTATGAGCCGTAGCGAAGCAGGCGATGCGCTAATAAAGAAGGGGGTACAGTTAACCCCCGCACAAGCACTTACCTCGCCTATACCTAAGTCTCTTGATTACTTAATGGGCGTAACACCTTTCATCGCAAAAGGTGTCCAGAATGCTAAAGACCGCGCCACGGCATCTTTTAACAAGGTGGCATTAGATGAGGCAAATCTAGCGGGCGCAGCACCTATAACCGAAGTAGGTCAGAAAGGCATCGCGCAGCTTGCTGACAATTTTAATGCCGCGTACAGCAACGCTTGGGACGGAGCAAACGCGCCTGTTGCCAAAACCATTGCAGACATGGCAGATGAAGCGACGGATATTGGGTTAGCTTTAGGCGGTAACGGTAGTGTTGTGCTAAAGGGCATAGCCAAAGACTTAGTGTCTTTAGAACAATCCAGTCTACCAAACAAAGCCTTGAAGTTGCTTGATACTAAGCTTCGCAAGAAAATATCTTCAGCCAGCAAAAACGGTGAAGAAGGCTTAAAGGAGACACTTGAATCTCTGCGAGAGCAATTGCGAACAAGCGCAGGCGCTGATGTTGCGAAAGAATTAGCGCGAGTTGACGCGGGTTACGGTAAGTACGCAGCTATCCGTGCGGGTGCTTCCGCAGCAGCCCCTAGAGAAGCA